ATATAATTATAAATAATTACATTTACTAAGCAATTCCAAAACATCGAGGTAAAATACAAGCAAAGGAGGGTTTAATATGCCGGTTATATATAATCAGGCTGTTCCATCATATGGAACGCCTTCTGCATATGGCGGATTGATGAATGCTCCACCACCGCCAGTAGCAAAGCCTATAGCAGTAAGAAGAATATATGCTCAAAAGACTACTAAAAATAAGTCGTTTTTGGATATGCACCATTATCTTAAATCTATAGGCATAAAAAATAATGAATTTATGCTTACGCTTATAGATCCAGATCTTGATGGCATAGATCCATTTGATCCTCATCTTAATGCATATTTTAAACAAAAAATACTTCGTGAAGTGCTATGCAATTATTGGTTCTATCCGGAGAGCCTGTCCGTATAGTAATATACTGATATAATACTATTTAATTGCTGGAATAAATCTAAAGCTTCAATACCAATTATGGTTTAATAAGTTTGAAGATAAAATATATTTAAATATTATAAATGAAAAATCAGCAGCTTAATAATAGAGTTCAACGACTATCCTTATATAGGAGTAGGTCTTTTAATAAAATAAAGATACAAATAATAGTATTTCCATTAATAAATGGAAAATGATATAGTCTCACCATCTAAGTAAAACTTAGAGTTAAGAAAAGTGATTTTATCCGGGAAATCGTAAGGGTACCATCCCCTGGTGGCGCCCCTGTGATGTATAAACTTACACGAGGTAATCTTGCATTAAATTTTTGTCAGGCATTAAATTTAAATGTATTCTATGAAGCGCCTCGTCAGCAAGGAAAAACTGTATCAGCTGCAATAAGATATCTATATATCTATAATTTTGGTACAACCAATTCAAAAATGGCATTTCTCCATAAAAATATGGATGGTGCTAAAGATAACCTTCAAACGTTAAAATCATTAAGAGATATGTTACCACCTTATCTTATTATGAATGAACGAGTGCTTCCTGATGGTAAAGTAGATAAGGGTAAAGATAACATGACAGAGATGACAAATCCCTTTAATAATAACTCAATAAAGGTATTTGCATCTGCTACAAATAAAGCTCGTGCTGCATCATTACTAAGGGGTAAAAGTCTTGCCCATTTACTATAATAATATAGTATCTATTTTATTCTTAATTGCTGGGAAATTCTAAAACTTGAATACCTTATTAGGTTAACAAATTTCAAGATAATAAATATTTCAATATATTAATGAATAATCAGCAGCTATTTTAAATAGTTCAACGATCATCCCATAAGGACTTGAAATAGTCTACAGGAGTAGGGCCTATATTATAGGTGAGTGAGAATCTCTTAAATCGAAATGGAATAATATCTTAAGAAATTAAGATAATGATATGATCTAGGCATCCAGAGAAAGACTGGAGGGAGTATACAGGTATTACTATCCTGTAAATATATCAAAGACTTTAACGATGATGTGGTATGACGAATACGGCTTTTTGCCATATAATTCCGTCATATATATGAATGCCGCACCAGCTTTTAAAACTGCTTCTATGGGGGCTAAAAAGAATGGGGCTCCTTATGGAATTTTACTCAGCACTACGCCAGGCTTTATGTCTACGGATTAAATAATAAAGTCCATTTACTATAATAATATAGTATCTATTTTATTCTTAATTGCTGGGAAATTCTAAAACTTGAATACCTTATTAGGTTAACAAATTTCAAGATAATAAATATTTCAATATATTAATGAATAATCAGCAGCTTAAATATTTAAATTAAGTTCAACGACTATCCCGTATACGGAGGTGAGAATCCTCATTTGGAGTACGGCTTATATATATAATATAAGTGGATGAGAATCCCTTAAATGGAAATAGAATAATATCTATATTAAAAATATAGATAGTGATATAGTCTCGACATCTAGAGAAAAACTAGAGAATGTTTAATTAAAAAGACATCGGAAGGACGTGAAGCATACTCTACTAAAGAAGCAGCGACTAAATTTAGTGAGAGTTGGTATGATCTTACGTATTCTCAATTAATGCAAATTATTAATGCTAATACTAAATCTGATTTTGTATATATTAAATTTACATATCAACAATTAGGTTGTTCTGAAGAATGGTTTACTGAAGTATGTAAACTTCTTAAAAATTCATGGCCAGATATACGTCGTGAGATTTTGCTTGAATGGGCAACAGGAGTTGAAAACTCTCCATTCAGAGAAGAAGATCTTAATGCTCTTTCAGGTTTAATTAGACAACCTATATCTGAAGTTTACCTATTGGGTAAATATAGATTTGAAACTTATTTACAAGCAGATACACGTACATATCCACCAATTATTGGTGTTGACGTTGCTGCTGGATATAAGCAAGATAGTTCTACTATTACTGTAATAGATTCTTTAACAACTAAAGTCTTAGGTTGTATGAATTGTAACTATATTTCTGCGTTCGACTTAGCTAGATGCATTGAATTCATGGTTAAGAATTGGATGCCTAATGCTGTGGTAAATAATTTGCCTAATAGTATAAGTAATTATGCTATTATTTAGTTTTTAATTGCTGGAAAAATTTATAGCTTCAATACCTATTTATGGTTTAATAAGTTTGAAGTATTAAAATAATTAAATATTTATATATTAATCAGCAGCTAAATTAATAAGTTCAACGACTATATGAAACTAATCCTATTTTAGGATCATGATATAGTCTCGACATTCATTTAATTAATGAAGTTATGGACACTCTCCATATAAAGATACCGGAATGTTGAACGTAATGGTGGTTATGGTTCTAGTGTTATTTCTCGTCTTATTAAAGGCGGGTTAAAGAAAAATCTATATTATGAAATCAAAGATGTTACTGTAGAAGAACGCCAAGATGGTGTTCATGCTTACAAGCAAAAAATACGTACTAAAGTATATGGTCTTAATAGTACACGAGATATAAGAAAACAACTTATTGATATTCTTATAGATCGTGTTGAAAATCATAAAGATAAAATTCTCTCTCCAATTATTTATAATGAATTACTAGGTATGGAGATTAAACGTAATGGTAAAGTAGAACACTCTGATTCTACACATGATGACCAAGTATTCTCTATGCTTATGGCTCTTTGGGTTTGGTATGAAGGTATAAATCTTGGAGAAAGATACGGAATTAAGAAAACTTCTATAAGAACAGATGATGATATTGATGAGCCTATAGATTGGTTTAATGATGATACTGTAGATATAGTTGATTCATTTAATACGAAAGATGAATTAGCACAAGATATTGAAACGGATCTTAATGCTGCTATTAAAGCTGGTGGAACTCAAATGGCTGATTTTCTTAAGAAGCAGCATGAAGATGAAAAGAGGCAATATGAAGCGCTAATTAATACTCCTTTAGGGGAAAAAGCATACAGAGAAAAATATGGGATTCCTAAATCTCAACCATTAAATAAATATATTAATACTGGAGAGAATTTTAACGTTCCTGAAAGTGTATTTACTGCATTCTATAATCCTACAGATAAATCCTTTGAAGACTTTGATGGTGGACAATTTAAACCCACTGCAGTTGCTGCAAGCCAAGCAGCGCTACTAGAGGATGAGGATTATCATTATATAGATCATTTTAATTTTTAACAAAAATAAATACTTTTACAACTATGCCTCAGAGGGAAAATCCCTCTGAGGATCATAGTGTTTTTACTTACTTTTGCATGTTATAGTAAAGTCCTTTAAGCTCTATAAGCTCATTATGATTACCACACTCAGCAATACTATGATTATTTATAACATAAATCATATCGCTATCTTTTATTGTTGATAATCTATGAGCTATAGTAATTATGGTTTTACCATTGAGATTCTTTAATGCATCCTGCACTACTGTTTCTGTTTCATTATCCAATGCAGAAGTAGCTTCATCTAATATCACAATCTCAGGATCCATTAAGAAAATCCTAGCAAGACCAATACGTTGTTTTTGTCCTCCAGATAACTTCATTCCTCTAGGGCCAACTTTGGTATTTAATCCTTCTGGAAGACTTATAATAAAGTTATCTATACAAGCTTTCTTACATGCTTCCATTATAACTTCATCGCTAGGATTAGATGGTCTTAATGCATACGCAATGTTATCTCTTATGCTTCCATCAAAAATGTAAGTGCTCTGATGAACAATTCCTATATACTTTCTAAGACTAGACATTTTAAGATCCTTAATATTGATCCCATCAATATTAATACTTCCAGAATCAACATCATAGAATCTTGTTAATAGCTTTAATAATGTAGATTTTCCTCCACCTGAAATGCCACAAATTCCAACTCTGGATCCTTTAGGAATTTTCATACTTACTCCATTAAGAACAGAATCAGAACCATCATATGAGAATGAAATATTATCTATAGTAATATCAGAATCAAAACTTTCTAATTCTATATTACCATCTTTGAGTTTGTTTTCA